TGCTGTTCGTTCTTCGTTAGTAGGTAAAGTAATCTCAGAACATAGATTGCTCTGTTTGATTTCTAATCCTAAATCTTTTTGTTCTTTAGGTAATGCTTCGTTACATGTATCTATATTAATCATGTAAGGCTCACCTGTCTCTGCTCTTGCGTTGATGATCTGCCACCATAAGTCTCTAGCATTTACAATCTTTGTAGGTTCGTGAGTCTTCGGGTCAATCAATCTAAAGTCTGCATCTTCTTGTACAGCTTTGAGAAACTCATTGGTAATGTTGATACCATTGTGAAGATTAAGATTCTTACGGTTGATATCACCACCAGATTCTTTACGCATGTTAATAAACTCTTCAATCTCCGGATGAGATATGTCCATGTATGCAGCATAAGAACCACGTCTTGTTGTGCCTTGATTAAAGGCTAACATCTGAGAATCTACGACATGCATGAAAGGGATTGAACCAGTAGACTTACTACCGTGAGTAGTAGAAATACCATTACTCCTAATATCTCCCCAAAATCCACCAATACCTCCACCCGAACTTGCCAACCAAATATTCTCGTCATAGTGAGCAGATAAACCATCCCTGCTATCAGGTACATAATTGAGGAAACAGCTAATAGGAAGCCCACGACTTGTTCCCCCGTTACTAAGTATAGGAGTGCTAAACATGAACCAACAAGAGGAACTGTAGTGATAAAGTCTTTGAGCCAACTCAAAATCTGTGTGACCTTTGTAGGTTGCTCCGAAGACTGATGCTCTGGCAAACGCTTCTTGTGCATGTGTTTCATTCTCCCATAAGTATCTATCCTTGAGAGTATCAAGGCTAAACTTATCTAATAGTTTTTCATTACTGTAATTAATTTTTATACCAAGATATTCCTTGATACCTACTTTATCATCTACCATTATGAGTTCTCTGTGTCGTGTACGTTAAGCATTATTATACCATAATGTAGTATCTTTAGCAAGTCTTTTCTGTTCTTTCCGTCTTTGTTTCCATAACGTTTAGCGTACTTCATAATGTTACCAAGAGTAAACCCTTCACCATGTCCTGAATCAATGATGATGTCTGTTGCTTGATACTTATCGGAAGCATAATGCTCACCATATGTACCATCAATATAAGCCTGTAGTTCTTGTATTAGTTGTCCTTCATTAAATTTATAGTTCATCTGTTATCCACTCCTTCGGTAAAGTTTCTTCACTATACCATGTAAAATTATTTGTTTCTGCCCACTCAGCATGGGTTCTTTTTGTTCCATTCTTTCTTATCTTAGCTCCCGGCATAGGTGCAAAAGGTTTTTGAAATAAGAATATTAATTCATAGTCTTCTACTCTCTCACTCAAGGCTTCTCTTATCCAGATATACTTACTGTATTCAGCATAATCCCAGAACCTTCCCTTTGCTTCTAACAATATTATTTTACCATCAACAGTCTTTACAAAGTCTGGCTCATAAGTATGCTCTACTATATAATCAATTTTATCCCAATGATGTTTCCAATCTTGTAAAATTGTTTGATGTATATTATATTCCCATGTACTATCATAGCCTTTAGGTACGTTAGTTTTTTTAGGTCTAGGTTTTCTGGGAACTCGTCTAGGCATTCAAGTCTCCAAGAGTAATGTTAGGATTACGTTTTACTTGTTTGTAAAACCACCTCAAACTATATGCACTCAATAGAAATTTATTGTTAGCAAAGATATGAGTTTGTTCTGGTAAGAACTCATTAAGATTTTTTCTATTAATCCTAGATGTATCTTCTCCATCGGGAACCATTGTTCTTAACCACTCAATGAGTAAGTCTTCTGCTCTTCGTCTTAACTGTTTAGATTTTTTTTGATTCATAGTTCTTTACTAATTTCCAATAGGTTAAAATACTGTTAAACATTTCTGTATGTTTTGTTTGAGAGTCTCTATCCCATATATGACAGGCTATAAGTTCTTTGTCTTGACGATCAACAAATATAGATACTCGTTCTACATCATCAAAGCCACAGCCTTGAGCATAGGCTGACAACTGCATACCATGTTCATCATATACTAAACGAGCAGGGTCTTTACCAAATAGATTATCTTTAGTTTTAAAGTCTACAAAGATACCAGACTTAGAATATAAATCTATCTTACCACCATAACCTAAGTCAGCACAGAAAGAATCTTCTGCTATCCAGTCTTCATCCGGAAAGTTTTCATCTAACCAAGACCGTATTATCTCATAGGTTGGATTTGTTTCTTCGCCTAAGAAACCTCGTTCAATCATTGCGTGTATTTTAGTACCTTGCTCTGCAGCTTCTTGTCCTATCCTTTTAGAATCTTGTTTACATCTGTAAGCAAACTCCTCAAGAGATTCATCTTCTTCTTTCTCTAACATAAGTGCAGAGTTTAATGCTTGATTAATCTTCCAGTTTTCTAATCCGGGTTTGGCTACCAGACTTAGTACAGTAGTAACTGATGGTACTAAGTTATCTTTCTTGGCATCACGTAATGTAGTGTTACGTTCTTTACCATTAGCACCTACAATAGTATACATTGGTTCGCCTTCTTGCGTATACCAATGCCCTGATTCGGCTGATTTTTTCTTAGCCGACAACTTATTATATACTTCTTGACTGGTTGTGTCAAGAGGTTTTGTTTTATTTTTAGAAATTAAATTCGCCTTGTTTGGCATTAGCTACCTCCTGTATAATAGTTTTATTTTTTCTAACGTGTGGCATGTAATCTCTTTCTTCCCATGTTTTAATGCTATGGCAGTTTTGACAACGTACTTCACACTTTCTTATTTCATTAAACAAATCTTTAATGTACTGTCTATTTTTTACTTTATCAGTCGGAGTAATCCGGCATACTAAGGTGCTCATGTTAGCTCCACTTTTTGCACCGTCTAATAATATTGTTTTGTCTTCTCTTACTTTGTGGTCAAAGCAAAGTGCTTTTGGATGTTTATTGTAGCCACAATCTATACATCCTTTACTAAGTTTATATTTATTAATCCGTCTGTATCTGTTATCACGGAGATATTTTCTGTATTCATCACTAGTGAGTGTCACTCCAATTACCTCCTACTTTATATTCACCATCCATTGGACAGCGTAGATTAAAATGTTCACCTGCTTCTATAATACTTTTGACTGCAGTCTCTCCAACAAAATCTGCTTGAGATTCTTTGACTTCAATCTGCCACTCATCATGTATGTTAGCAACAAATCTATAATCAATAGCATTTAGTTTTAACACATTGTCTAAGTCTACTAATGCTTTCTTCATTAAGATAGCACCTGCTCCTTGCAATAAAGTATTAAGTGCAGCATGTTTGTTTCTTATGTACAGCTTCCTACCATCTAATCCTTTGAGGTAATTTTTTGAAGCTGCTCTGTCAACTCGTTCCTTAAGAGTTCGGTATGTTGGGAGACTACTAAGAAAGCGTTCTCGCAACCTCTTACCTTCTGCTCTGCTTCCTTTAATGATGCTTCCAATCTTCTCATCTCCTGCTCCGTAAACGAGTGCGTAGATGAAAGTTTTAGCCTGATCTCTTGATTTAAGTCCAGCAAAGTTTTGGTTAGTCGTGTGAATGTCTCCATTAATAATTTCATTTATATACTCCTTGTCGTCCATGTAATGTGCTAACATGCGTAGCTCTAATCCACTTGCATCTACACCTACAAGCTTATGTCCTTCTGGTACAGTCCAACATGCTCTACATTCCTTACCATATGGGCTGTGAATAGATGGAACTTGGGCAACGTTAGGGTTTCTATGTGACATCCTGCCGGTAATAGTACCGTTGGGAATAACAAAACCATGTATCCTACCATCATCCTTTACAGCTTCAACCCAAGAATCAATCTGAGCTATACGCTTTTGCAATAGTAAAAAGTCTGCAATTAATTTAGCTTCATGGATATGTGTAATCTTAGATAATGTTTTCTCATCTACAATAGGTTGACCAGTAGGTGTAAATCTATCTGGATTCCAACCAAAGTCAATAAGGTATTCTCCAATCTGTTTACGAGAACCAAGATTAAACTCTTGTAAAGTTTGTCGCATGAAAGGATTGAAGTTGTTTGTGTCTAAGCAACGTTGATATTCTTCATCAGTCATACCACGCTTAGATAGATTACCATCTTTCTTAATGTAGGGAGTAACTTGTTTTGTGTCTACCCACTTAGGTTTAAATGTGGAATGAACTTCGTCTTCAATCTGTTGTTTCTTTTCTCTTAGTTCTGCTAGTAAAGTAAGTGCTGATTGCATATCAAAAGCAAAACCATCT